ATCGGGGGCGGCGGAGTTTGCATCATTGGCTGGCGCTGCTGCGGTTGCCGTTGCGAGGCCAGTTGACGGGCTTGATTGGCCATCTTTACGTAGTCCGCCATCCCTGCACCGCCGCCCTTGCTGACAGGAGCAGCTTGCGCAATGTCGCCCATCCCGCTTCCAGCATAAGACATAGGAAGAGTCTGGCCACCCGCGCCCGCTGCGGGATAAAGATTAGAGCCGGTAAAAGCTAAATCCGAGGGAGCCAAAAGAGATGAACCTTCGGTCAAAGCACCGGCAGTAAGTGGATGCGCCGCAGCCCCGGAAGACAATGCACCAACTCCAGTGCCTGCCCCCGCTGCGTTGAAAACTCCTGCTGCAGGTGTCAATGCCCCGGTCATCAAGCCTGCAGCGCCCCCACCGGTCGTCAACACCCCGGTCGCAGTTGGCGCAACAGCCCCGGCAGTAGCCAAACCCCCGCCAAGCGAGCTTCCTGCTCCACCGGCTGCAGCCAACTCAGCTGCTGTGAGGGTGCCCGCTGCGGTTCCAGCACCTGCTCCTGCGGCCCCGGCTGCTCCTGCCCCGCCCATTGCCGCTGCTAAAGCAGGTGTCGCTGCGCCGGCGGTATAAACGGTCGCAGCCGCAGCGGCGGCAATTGCGGCGGCTTTGAGCCAGTCTTTTTTGTGGAAGGACATTACATGAAGCTCCCACCGGCACCAAGGGCAGCCCCGAGCCACGGAGCATACGAGGAATAATCACCGAACATACCCGTTGCACCGGCACCTGCCCCCAACATTGCGCCACCGAAAGCCCCCCCGAGCGGGTTGGCCTTGGGTGCGCCGCCGCCTGTTTGCGTGGTGACCGAGGAACCACCCAGGGACTTGCCGAGAGCAGAACCGAGACGATCAAGCTGCAACCACGGGTAATTCATCATCTGGTCGTAGTCGGCCTTCGCAGCGTTGATCTGGTCTTGCGTGTAGCCGCGCATTGCATCGCCGGTCTGGAGCAGCGTCTTCCCGGCGTTGATATCCATCGCTTGACCGCCCATACCGCCTTGCGCAGCTTGCATTGCCCGTGCTGCATCGGTTTGCCAAGCACCTAAGCCCCGGGTGATTGCCGATTCTTGCAGACCTGCCTTCTGGGCGTAATCCTGGAACATGAGATTCGACGTATTCTCACCCAGAGACTTTGCGAGCGCCCCCTGAGCATCGGCCTGCTTCTGTTCCCACAGCGAACCACCGTAACCGCCTTGTCGAGCAAACGCGGTGTCAATCCCGGGCGCGATGCCCTTCATGTAATTGCCGGTGATTGCCTCGTTGGATTTATTGATCATCGCCGTCAGTTCCGGATTGCCGGTCTGGGCGTAAGAATTCGCTTGAGTGGCCCACGGGTTCTGGTACTTGCCGCCCATTTCGTCAATGTAACGCTGACGGGCGGCAATGGTGTCCGGAGAACTTCCAGTGGCGGCCCCGGCAATCATCCCGAGACCTTGTTCCTGCGCCGAATTCATCGGCGCAATGGTCATCCCTTGATAGGGACTGTAAGGCTGGGAAACGAGCGATCCGGCAGTAGTCAGAATGCCTTGCGCGTATGGTCGCGCCCACTCCGGAATATCGTGAATTTGAGTTGCAGAACCTTCGTCGCCGCCCATTACATGGTCCCTTCCATCATGACGTTGACGACTCTACAACCGTGATTCTTGTTGGCGCGGAGCCAACCGGGGCGACCTTCGAAACGGGCTTTGGTGACACCCATGTTCCGAGCGACGTCTTTGAAGAACTTCACAGCGTTCTCCCCGAATTCATCGTCCCAATCTTGGACGCCCAAGATAAACACGAAGAGGTAGGGATTACCAGAATATCGAGCGAAATCCTTTCGGACCACCACGAAACCATGGTATACTTCATTTTTGTAAACGAAGAAAACGGTCGAAATCCCGGAAAGAATTTCATGAAATACGTCCTCCGGTATCCAATCGACGTCTCCTTTTCTCTTTACTGCCAGGAGTTTCAGACGGAAGTCATCCCAGTTCTTTCTGATCGTTGTCGGCGGAATAAGTTCCCACCGATACGCGGCGGGTACTGCTAGTGTATCGCACCCGCCGACTAGGGTCAAGATACCCTGCGTTCCGTCTGTCATCAAATCCTCGCGTCTGCAACCCAGTGAGCACCAAACCAGTGAGCAGCTGCTCCACCGGCATCAACAACGGTACCAATACCTAATTGATTCATTGAAGTCCAAGCTTGCGTGGCGGCATTGACATTGATATTCGTCACGAGATTCCTGGTAGTATTCGCAACAGCGGCCAGCGGGTTGTACCACGTTATTGCCGGTGTTTTAAACATCTGGGTGTACGTTCGAATGGTTGAAAAGGTTGCAGCACCGGGACCGACACCTGACATCCAAACGTGCGCACCAATCGTGTTGCCGACATTCATCACTGGAGCTACACCATACGGGAACGAGCGTTGATAATATCGCTGACACTCAAACAGTTCCCGAGCGAACGGTTTCCCTTGGAATATTCCGTTATCATAGCCAACGTTTAGCTGACAACCGGTGATTTCTATCCAGTCGTTGGCACCCGCAGTACCAAAAGACTGAAAACTGACGGCAAATGCCAATGACGACATGTTTGCCGCGAACGTAATCGGAATTGAGAAACGCTTCCAGACAGTGCTAACTCCATTCATCAACGCTACGGTACCGCCAATATTGGTATATGGAGCAGCCCGCCAATACGCATCATCAACCACCGAACTTTGAAATATCCGAATGGCCGCGCCAGAATTACCATTAGCGGGGTTAATGCTGCTCCAATCCGCGCCAACGCGAGCCCAACAAGATATATACCCAAGTTGATTCCGCAGCGGATAGCATTTCTCCGATTCAATGTCCTGCAAAAACATCGGATTGGAATTGCTGATAGTCTTTCCGGGCACCCGCTGGCACCTGAGTGCGTTCTTGAATCCCGGAAGATCAGTTACGGTGGTGCGCGTGTAGGTAAAGTCCCCGGTCGCAAAAGTGCCAAGCCAAGTCCACATGTCAACTAGATTACGCCCCCCGGGGCCGCCAAGAGGGCCTGGGAACGTGGGGGTGTAAGGAGCAGAACCATCCTGCCACACCTGGAAATCCCCGTTGACTATCAAATTGTTCGGAAAGGTATTCAGAACCTTGACACCGGCCCCGTAATAGCCCCCGGCAGACTCAATGACCCTCAGACGTTCTTCTAGCTCCCGTTGATGGTCTTGAAGGTATCGAGAGATAAGCCCCGAATTACCTTCTCGGATCTGCGGGGGAGTATTACGGAAGACCTTATTTCCCACGAGTGCCGCCCGAATCTGTCATCAGCCCAATCACGCCGAATTCGAAGATACCGTTCAAGAAGAATTTCAACCGGAGGAAGTTATTACTGATCTGCCCGTCGTATGAATATGCCGAAACATTACTCTTGGGGACAAACGCATTTGGGATGGTGGTTCCGACGTCCCCCGGAGCAGCTTTTGTGATGCAATTGATAAATCCAGCACCACCGGCAGCGCTGGAAAAATCATTCTTCAACCACACCGGAACCACTCGACTGATGACCGTGAAGTTGACGGAATCCCCGATATCCCAAAGAGTGGCATAAGCGTCCGCAAAGTACCCGAAGGCCGGATCGTCATACTTCCCGACATCGGCACTAAACCCCACAAGCACCGTTGGGGTGGCATTGGTGTACTTCGAATTCGCGATGATCATGTTCGGGTCGAACGTAATGATCTCGCGAGCGTAGATGTTGTTGCCGGGAGAACCTTCCAGCCGGTAGATATTGTGGGTGATTGTCCAGAGACCGCTCAACTGGTTCCAAACAATCCATTCCCGCGCGTCGAAATTATTCTGGGAACCAACGTACGACGCCCAAAGATTGTGGCGAGCCGGATCCCACTTCATCTGGCAAGTATCGGAAACTAGACCATTACGAACAATGGTCGCCCAGTAATCATGCACGAATCCAGGAAGCGGCACTGGGTACGAGCCGTCATACTTCCAGAAGCCGCGTCGGTCGGCAAAGTACACAACGTCATTGACCACGCAACACATGTTCTTACCGCAGCAACCGATGTCAGCAGCGATCCGGACCCATTCCCAAATGGCATCCCCACCAACGTAACGACCCCGGTACATTCCGTCCTGCTTGAACGCAATCGCTCCATCCCGGTACGGAACAGCCGCAACTATCGGACCGGTCGGTTCCAACATCCGAACAGAGCCGGAACCGTTCGCCAAGGTCCGCGTCCACATTGCATAGTTACTGTAACCCGACCAGTAAATCCCGTCGGGGGTGTCAGTTCCATCATCGTAATTGAACGCGATTATGAACGGAGTGTCCGGAGGACCCGCGTTGATGATGATCGAGGCTTTGGGGGCACCCGCAACGACAGCAAAGGCCGCCGGAAGCGTCGCGAACAGAATGTTGGAGGTCTTATTGACCGCCATGGTAATGTCACCAAACTCACAAAAGCTCCACGTAGCCGCTTCCGAAGCCGTGTAAGCCGCTCCGGACCGGTCAACGTGGGTGAAGGGGCTGATAATGCCCGACAACTGGTAAATCTTGGTCGCTGTACCAACAAGGGCTATCGGGGTACCGTTGACCTTCTTGAGGTAGGCCGTCCCGTAAGTCTTCGCCCCCGCAATGGTGTCGCTGCTCCCGCCCGCATTCCCGATTGTGGGGGCCGCCGTGAATCCCCTGGACGTCGGAATGATCTGATTGGTGTCTGTGAATATGCCCTTGGTGGTCGGAGGTATGTCCGGTGCCCATCCAAGCAGTTTGACTTCTTCGTAGCGAGCAGGCACCCTAATTCCTCTCGTTCATCAAAACCATATCAAGCGAGATGTCATTCCCGTGGCCGCTGCTCAGCTGTGTCGATTCTTCCTGGACCTCACGCCACAGGTCGTCGTACATCTGCTTCCATCGGGGAACGCGGGGATCGTCTTTCAACCACGCCGCGCCAATCAACAACGACCCGTACAAATAGAGTTCCGGATGCCGCCGGAGGAACCAACTATAAGCATTTGGCATCGTGCCAGTTCCGAATGAATCCAGTTCGTCCCAATATTCAAGAACAGTGGAATATGTCACACCAACAGGAGGTTTCGGTGCCACTTTAATGAACGGCCCAGTACGTGATGGAATCGTATCCGGACAACCAACGATCGCATAAACCTCCGGAGGACCAACCGAATCCCCATATCGCCTTACAAGCTCGATATGCGATACGAGCATGATTTCCCGACCGTTGTAAAACCAGTGCTTAATGAACCCCCCAGTAGCAGTAGGGATTGCCGGGTAATTTATATCCAGCAGATAAGCCCTGTTCAGTATAGTATTTCCCGCGAGACGCGCCCTACGTTTGATACTCCTATCCGCTAAATTAATGAAAGTCGGTACCTTAGAGTTCAAATCAGGGCGCGACAAGTAATCAACAATAGCGGCTTGAAGAGTCCCATAATCAACAATGGCAGCCATATCAGTTCCTCTCGTTCATCAGAACCATATCAGGAACAATATCATTACCATGGCCACCAGCTGCTTGAGCAGATTCCTCCTCAATCTCGCGCCAAATATTATCGTAAGCTTGTTTCCAGAATTCAATCCGAGGATCGTCCTTCAACCACGCTTCCGCAGCTAACAAAGCAGCGTACAAATAAGCGTCGTAATATTTCCCAGATGCCCAACTATAATACCATGTAGGCGACCAAAGATGAGGCGGTGGTCCCTCCCACCATTCCATCACGGAACGATAGACGGTAACTCCTGGATTCGGACCAATCAACAGTCGCGGAGCTTGAACACTAGCAGTCGGGATATTTGGACTGTCAAATGAGTTGTGACCAACGATTGCGTAATGTCGTGGAGGGCCGATTTCATCCCCATACCGGCGCACAAGCTCTGTATGGGACAACAATTTCAATTCTGTGGTAGGAGAAGCACTATACCAAGAACCGCCCACCGGAGCAGCTCCTGGAATAAACCAGTGCTTAATTCCGAGAAAATTACCTCCCATCATGCTAGGAGGCGTGAGATAATCAGAATTGATCTGAAAATTCTCATTCATCCTTAAAGCGGCAGTAACTCGCATCCGCCGACCAATAGCATTGTGGGCCGAAACCAAAAAATCATCGGCTCGCGAAGATAAATCAGCCCTATCCAAAAACCCGATGATGTCCGCAATCAGGTTTTGATAATCAGCCATTACCGCTTCCCGGCGATGATGATTCCAGCATGGGTACGTGTTGGCGCACAGACAAACTTGGACTCTTCCCGAAGCTTTGCGCGCACCTTCTTCTCGTCGTCGGGGTTGAAGATGTCGACCCCCTCAGTCTTCCACCGGCAAACCGTCACGAGGTCAATGTCAGCCAATGGGCGCATGCCGTCGCTCTTTTCGAACCCGAAAAGGCCGTCTCTGCGCACTTGGTTGGCATCGAGAATATCCGAAATATCGTCGATGACCGTCTCAACAGTCACATTGCCCGCTTCGTCAATGTGAGCGTATTCTTTGATGCAGCCGAAGCTGCCGAGGTAAAAGCATTCCATGTCGCCTCCAACAACCCCCGGGCCAAAGCCCGGGGGAAGCACTCGATTACGGCAGGATCGCCGTGTTCAGGTCTGCGAGAACACCGTGCGCTGCTTCGTTCTTCATGCGCAGAGTGTAGGAACACCACATCTGCTTGCGGCGGGTCAAGCCAGTGACCGCGAGGTCTTGCGAGGCCGGCGTTTCCAGGTACGAGATCGCCGCGTATTCCGGATCGATCAGATGAATCGTCCGGTCGCGTTGGAAGCGGTTCGGAACGATCTTGAGTGCGCCGAAGTCCGTTTCGTAGATCGTCACCGTTGCGACGAGCTTCTTTTCCTCGATGCGATAGAACTTCGTCGCGCCGCCGGTCAGCTTCGTGGAGCAGTTGACGCGGTTCACGGGGCCGCACATCAACACCGTGGGCTTTGCGCCGTTGGCGTAGCACAGTTGCATCAGCGCCTTGACGAGGGGTTCCGACAGGTCACGCTGCGTCCCATCAGTCGGAGCAGTAAGCGCTCCGCCGTTGGCTCCCGTCGCGCCCCGGCTGGTGTTCGTGGCGTACCACGCTTCCAGGGAACGGAGCTTGCGGGCCGTACCGGTTGCGCCCGCAACAGCGGCTTGGTTCTGCGTGATGATGGACTCCATGTCACGCTTCAATTCCTTGCCGCGCTTGACGAGCTGGTAGGCCATTTCCGTCTGGAGACGGCCCGCCTTCTTGACGGCGCTGTTTTGGATCGTCGAGACTTGCGCCACCTTGTCCGACGTTTGGCAATAGTTCCCGATGCGAACGGTCGGAGCGATGGAATCGTTCGTCGCGTCGTCACCTTCGATCACCGCATTCGCGAGATCGACGGCGGCGAAAGCATCGGTTTGCCATTCCGTGAAGGCCGCCTCGGCGCGTTCTCCACGACCGACAAGGGTCATGAATGGCGTCTCGGACGGGCTGATGTTGTAGATCATTCCGGACAGGTCCTCGCGATTGCCGATCGCTTGGAATGTCTGGAAAGTACCGGCAGGTGCGCCCATTGTTACTTTCCTTTTGCGAGAAGATAGCGGACCGCATCTTCGTCCGACCGCGACTTCATGAAGCGCTTGGCAGCGTCCGTGACTCCACCGTTGGCCTTGAACTGCCCTCCGACGCCGCCGCGAGAAATCCGCTTGGGTGCCGCTTGGACCTTCTTGGCCGTGATGCCCTTCCGTCCTTGAAGCTCGCGATACTTCGCGGCGTCATGGAGGACCTTGATGAGCCTCGGATCAATTACCGCAGCCACTTCACCTGGCGCAAAGCCGTACGCGTCCACGGCAGTTTTGAGCAGCGAATGGTAAATCTGGTCATTCCAGTTCGGAATGGCCTGTTTGAGGGTTTGCTGACTCAATCTGACAGCAGCGGCCCGGGCCTCACGGCCTTCCGCAGCTGACTTCTCGGCTTCTGCGTCCCTCGCTTGTTTCAGAGCGTTGAGTGCCCCATTGATCTCATCCATGCGGGCCTTGGCCGCCACGTAAGTCGACGGATCGTCTCGCGCCAACTTGTTCATGTCGACGCCTTCGAACTCCGGAAGCGCGACCGTCATCAGCCACGATTCCATGTTGTTGATGGTCTTGGCGTAATTCGCCCGATGCGCTTCCAGGGCTTGGTGCGCCTTGAAACCAATTTGCTCGTATTCGCTCCGAATGCTCTCGAAGGCCTTCCGAGCCATCGGGAGTTCCTCGAATGCTTGGCGCATGGCACCAAAGGTCGTCTCGACCGGCTTGCCATCCGCACCCTTCAGCGTAATTACCCTGTCATCCCGGGGATCAGCGGGTGAGGCTTCCGCTCCCTCTTCCTCGGCATTCTCGAGATCTGTTTCTTCATCGCCTTCTTCTTCAAGCTCCCCCTCACCTTCTTCGTCGGCCTCGTTGACGGTGGAGGGGTCTTGTAGCGGGTCGTCAAGTTCGGTGTCGCGCTCCGATTCTTCTCCCGGTACAGAAGTTCCCAGCGGAGCGTGTTCAAGATCTTCTGGAGAGACGTCATCGCCCCCTCCCATACTCTCGATTGACTGGTACGGAGTGTCGTCCGGGGCCGGAGTGTACGTCGGACCTTTCGGGGGCTTCGGGTCAAGCGTGATGTCGGGCATAGCTGTACCTTTCTAGTTTTATTCCCAGGGGTATTTCTCTCTGAGATACCATGGTGTTTGTTCTTGGCTCGCTGCAAGTTTCTGAAGGTAATCCGGACCGCTCGGAGCCGAACTGATTGCACCAGAATTGAAGGGACCCTGAATAATACCACTACGAAGCCGTTTCGGGTCATCTTTTGCGGCGTCAAGAACGTATTGGGGATATTGCTGGCCGGAAGGGTTGAACGCGGACAGGGTGCCCTTCATGGCCCGCTGCTCCGTGTCATACGCTTCCCGCTCTCCGAGACTTCTGAGATACAGTTCAATCCCGGTGGTTTCTTCCAGACGATCAAGGCGATACTTCTTCTCCTTGGGGGACATCCTGGAATTCATAATCTGCTTCTTGGCGTGGTCCAGGGATTGATCGAGACGTTTTGGGTCGTCTCCGAAAGGCCATCCATGGGCCTTCTGAACCAGATGCGTCATTTCGTGATACAGGCCGCTTTCACCCAACTGACGATTCGGGGCCGAGACAGCAAGCTCGCCGGTAATGGTGTCGTAAGACCCTCCCGGGCGTTGCAATTTTGGATCGATGTTGATGTGAACCGGCGTGTTTTCGTACATACCCTTTTTCGGGGCAGATGCGAAAAATTCCGGCCAATCAACGACATCGCCAAGCAGCTTGTTGGTGTCTCCGGTATTCTGAATATCCACCTTACGGCTCGAGGGGTCAATCGGGAACCGGACGGCACTTAGGGCACTCTTGCCCTCCTTCGCGCCTCCAATGTAACCCTCGGAACGCGGCCCGGGGAGGAGCTTGCCACTCTCGTGCACGTTGATGAGGTTTTCGACTTCCCGGTCCGACAAGTTGGGACTGAGAACTCCCTTGTACATGTCCTTCTTGACCGGAGCGTTCTTCGTCATCAACTTGCCGGTGGCGGCACCTAAAACCCCACTCCCAAGCCGGGAAGTGGAGTCCTCGGTTTCGCCTAGGACTCCCTGCAAGCCCCCTCCAACGACGGCTTTCGAGGTCAGAGCTTTGAAGGGTAGGGAAGCTACTCTGCCGCCTGCCAACATCACAGGGTCCGCGAAGCCCCCCGCGAGTTCAGCGGCCCAACCGCCTGGGGTTTTGTCGGAGAGTTTGGAGGTCAGCGCGGCATTCGCGGCAAGTTCGTCGATGTCTTGGTCGGTGGTTCCGAGGGCCTTCGACTTCAATCCTGCGCCGTGAGCTATTTGCTTGGCCCCGTGGATGCCTCCCATCATTCCCGACCCGAAGAGAGCCAAATACTTCTCCCATGGGGTCATTTCATCGATGGTTGACGTTTGACTCAGCGCGGCCATTAAACGACTCCGGGTTGCTCCGGGTTCTGCCAATAGGAACGGATCTTCTGGAGCATGCTCTTGTTGTCGTCGCGTTGCTGTAACTGCTCTACCGCTAGTCTACCAGTCTCCAGATGCGACCGCAAGATACCCTCTATTCCCGTGATGGCCTGATACTTCTTGTGGAGGTCCTCCCGGTACGCTTCCTGGCCCGTCGCGGAGTTTTGCCAAGCCTGCAGAATATGCCCCTTGATCGAGTCGAACGCTTCGACAACAAGAGGGTTCCTCAGGATCTGCTCGGCCTCAACGGCCCTTCCAAGCTCTTCCGAGAGTTGTTCCTCGATTTCCTCGATTTCTGGATCGTTAGCTTGCGCTTGTCGATTCGCCATGATTGGTCACACCCCCGTTGATGAGTTCACCCGATTGCGCGCGGAGTGCCGCCGCAACCTCCTCTACATTTACATCTTTGATGCCCTTCTCCGCAAGCTGCGCCACAATCTTGATGGCCGCCACGTTGATAGTGTTGATGATTTCCGTCTGCGACCGAAGGTTTGCAACCTTCAGTTCTGTGTCCGCTTGAGTGGTGATGCGGAACTTTGTGACTGACGCCTCGGTTTGAGCACGCTGCATGTCCACTTCCTTGTTCGCGTCGGCTTGTACCTTCGCCGTCTTTGCCTGCGCTTCCGCCTGGATTTGCGCGTCGGAAGGCTTGTTCGGGGGCATGGTGCCCGGAGGAACCATCTTGAAGAATTCCCCGGTGTTCTTGAAGCCGTTCAGATCCAGTTGACGCTTGAGCGTGTTGTAGATCATCGACAGGTCGCACATTCCTGCGCCCATCGCCGTCATTTGCTTGTTGAGGATGCCTTCCAGAATCGCGTTTTGCTGTTCCTTGTCCCCGGTGCCGAGACCAACATTGCACACCATGTCGTACTTGTTGGCCCAAGCACGCGGATCAACCTCTTCGTATTCCTGGTTGCGCAGACGAACCATCATGGGCTTGTCTTGATGCTTGATCAGCAGGTGTTGGATGCCGTAGAACAGCTCCTTGACCCCCGTCTCGGCGAAGACTTGCGCGATGAGCTTCACGCGCTTCATGGAGGCATCCATGATTTGTGTGATGCCGTGAGCCGTCTTATTGAGGCTGTTGGCGTCGAGACCCTGATTGTAGCGGGTGACGGAAGTACGATTCTCGCGCACTTGATCGAGATATTCGACCACCGGGAAGCTGTCCCGAGCCACGAAAGGTATCTCGAGGGGTTGCACAGCGTTGATGTCGGTCATCCGGATGATTCCACCCGGGCGGACCTGCGTCAAGTCGTTCATCCGCACGAAGTTCTCGAGAACACGCATGCGCGGGTTGTTTGTAAGATACAGATTGTCCAGGACTTGCCGGAAGATCGTCGACTTGATCCGCTGAATATCCATGACCAGTTCAGCGATCGAACGGCCATAGAAACGGTGGGTCATGACAATCGGCGTGATGGCCGCGAAGGGCACGTAGTCGGTTTCTTCCGTTTCCGACTCGACGATTGTATCTCCGATCAACCCGATCTTCCACAGCTCGGGCACTCCATCCCCGTTGTAGTCGATTCGGGCGTAGATTTCGTCGTACGGGTACTTCTCTTCCAGATCGGAGTCCTCGTTGAAGGTGCCCATCTCCTCTTCCACGGTGTCCCGGGCCATCGCTTGCTCTTCAATATCCCAGGAACCCTGTCCGGAGGGCAGGATGTCAATGTCCGAGTCCTTGAGGCCCATCTGGTAAAGGTCGGAACGCCCAAGCATGGTCCGGTGACCGCAAAGGGTCGCGTCCTGCAGGGAAACGCTCGTGTGCCTCCGACCCACAACGAATTCCTCGGGCGGTATGCACTCGATCTTGATCATCCCGTCCGTCTTGATGGTACGAACAGTAACGTCGTACAGCATCGGAGGACCCATCTGGGGCATTCCACCGGGTCCGGGGACTTTCGGGCCGGGAGGGGGTGCTCCGGGAGGGGGTCCCGGGGGTCCGGGAGGCATTCCAGGCGGCTTCATGCCTTGCGGCGGCATCATTCCCGGCGGTCCCGGGGGCGGCGGCATCATTCCCGGCGGGGGTCCAGGCGGCCTTGCGCCCGGGGGCGGCATCATTCCCATCGGAGGCATTCCCATCGGAGGCATGCCCAAAGGGGGCATCGGAGGCATCTTTGGGGCATCCGGGTCGGGGTACTGGTGAATGTCTTCCAGTTCGACGTCTTCGTCGGACATGAGGAAGGTGATTTCCTCCAGGGTCAACCCCTCGTACTCCTCTTTCTTGTCCGATTTCGTCTCGTCCCACCAGAATTTCATGATGCCGGTCTTCTGCAAGAGGGCATCCTTGAACCACGTGTAAAACTCGAGAAATCCCTTGTTGAGGGACATCACGATGTAGTTGCACGCGTCGGTAGTCTGTTCGGCAGCCTTCGCGTGCTGAGCCGTGCGCGGGCGGAACTCGACGTACTTGTCCGAACTCGTGAAAACTTCCAGGAGCATCGGAAGCATCCACTCGATGGTGTCCATTACGTCGGACATTACCACCTGTGAACGGCCCCTCATTTCGTCTCCGAAGGGCCTTCCCAGGTAATAGTTCATCAAGTCGATGCGGTCTTGGCCGAGTTGCCCGTAATTCGTTTGGGCCGCTTGGTCAAAGGCGGCCCGTATTTGGGACTTAAACTCGTCCTTCGTCATCGGGGCGCGAGGACGGGCTGCTTTGACGGCGGGCATGTTAGGCTCCGTTGAGGTTGATCGGCACTGGGCCACCAACTTCGTCGATATCAATCCGCTGGTTCTTGGGCATGGCAGAGTTCATGCTCTTCACCAGTCCGGTAAGGTAACTGACGCGCCCGTTCAGATGTTGTACGAGCTTGAGGTCATCTTCGCGCTGCAGCCCGTATTCCTTGAGCGCGTGCGAGAGCAACTCTTGGCGCTCTTTCATTGCTTTGAACTCTTGAATCTCCTGGATTGCCATTGCCATCACGTTCTCCTGTTAAACGATTCCTGTGTCGTCGTATTCGATAGCATCTTCGAGGTTGTCGGCCAGCGGGTAAACAATCCCAATCTGCGGGAAGGTAATCCACGCCAAGGCGTCCAACATGTCGTCGTGTGAGAGTGCAGGGAAAGCCGCGTATTCTTCTTCTATGAATTCATTGACCATTTCAACGGCGCGGCCCGCTGTTGTGGTGTAGTACTGATGCTCCGGGAGGAATATCCTACCGTCCTGGAAGAGTGGGACCAGAGTTTTGATCCGGTCTGACTTCTTCAACTGGTTTGTGCCCAGTTCCACGATCCCGAACCGATAGTTCGTGTCTTCCATCCGGGAATATATATGTTCGATGTCACTCTGCATCCCGATCTTTTCGTACCCTACCCGGGGCCTTCCGAATGATCGGTGAAGTTTGAAGAGCAACTCTGTGCGTTCAGTGAGGCTGAGACGATCTCGGATGAGTTTCCGGACGTAAATATTATGATCGGCACCGGCACCAACAACCCAGATGGCCGTAAAGTCGCTCTTCTTGCGCTTTTCGTTCGCCGGATCCACGAGAATATAATTGTTTGTCTTGTCCAGTGGCGGCGGATTGCGATAGTAGCGAAGCCAAGAGCGTTTGAACTCACCGCCGACCCCTGCTGTTGGGCGCTGCATATAAAGGGCGGACCAGTCTCGCGGGCCAACGCTGAGCCTGATATTGTTCAATTCGCTGATTGGGAATGCTTCCGGCCAGAGCGGCTCGGATTCTGTTTCGTGGTCAACTGCAGGAAGGTCGATTACTGTCCAGTTCTCGTGCTTGTGTTCTTTGAGCAGCCATCCTGCAAGGTCATCCGGGTGCCAGCGGGTCTGTATTACGACTATGGACCCTCCAGGCATCAGCCGCGTTCGCGCCGTCGAGGTGTACCATTGCTTCTTTTTCTCCCTCTCAAGCGTTGAGTCTGCGTCTTCCCGGTTCTTCACCGGATCGTCAATCAGCAGAACATCCGCGCCCCTTCCCGTCAAGGGTCCTCCGACGCCGGCGGCGAAGTACATCCCGCCCTTCGTGGTCGTGAATTTGACGCTACTTTGTGAGTCAGCGCTTAGCATGCACTCTGGAAAGAGAAGTCCCCAATCATCCTCTTGCAGCTGGTTCCGGACCTTTCTTCCCCAGTCCGTGGCCAAGTCTTCCGCATAGGTCGCGCTGATAATCTGTTTTGTTGGGTTGTTGCCAAGGTACCAAGCGGGAAAATATTCGCTTGACAGCATGCTCTTCCCGTGCCGGGGTGGCACGAAGATCATGAGCCGCTTGATCTCCCCCGACTCGATACTCTCGAGGGCTTTCGCGATTTTCCTGTGATGCCATGATGCCTTGTAGCCAGGGAACCGAGAAATTGCGTAAGCGATCAGCGACTGGCGTGCAAAGCTAATGCTGGCTGTTGTTCTTTGTGCGGGGGTCAGCAAAGTCGTGTCCCTGTTCAGACGCTAGAACCTCTTCCGCCATCGCGTTCATCTGCTCGGGCGTGAGGCGTACATTATACTTATGCTCCAGCGTACCCGCGTGCTCGTTGATTACTTTGGTCGCATAAGTTCCCGAATGCACCGACTGGGCTTCCCAACGGATATGAGCACCCAACTCCTTGATGAGGGAAATGCGATCGCGATTGTCATTTGCGAGCCGGATCTCGCGCATTACTAGGTCTTTGTAGGTCGCGACCAAAGCGTCCGCGCCTTCACGCCGCGCTTGCGTCGCTTTCTCCATCAACTCCGGGTCGCTCTTGAAATACTCGACAAGCACTTCGCGGTCAACCGTCAGCTTCACGGCCACTTCATAAACGTTATACCCGTTACGAAGCAGGTGCAAAGCCTTCTCCGCCATTGCCGGATTCATGACACGGCTGAGCACTTGACCCTCAAGTGGCTCAGAAAGATGGGAGGGAAGATGCTCTGACATGCCGTTAGTCTACCACACGCGCACGTACGTCGTCAAGATAGGGGCAATTCCTGCCAGGAATATTACAAAATATATATACGTATTTAAAAAGAAAGCAACTCTGAGATCGTCGAGTGACGGAAACGGGTCCCTCTCCTCCCTCCCCCTCTGGGTCCTCCGACGCGCCCTGTCCGCCGCCTCCCCTTGAACGAGCGTTCGGGTCCCGGGCCGTTGTGCAACGCAGCAAACGAGCGTTCGCTAACCAAGGGGCGAACGAGCGTTCGGTTGAGAGCGCGGGAGGCGCGTGTTGCACCATCGTGGTGCAAGGGGATACCCCACGAGCCGACGAGCGGTATTGTGCAGCGCCCCCGGCTGTGTTATAATAGAGGTGCGGTCGATGAGAGACCGCGGCGTTCCCCGGGGTCCCCCGGGGCGTCAACGAGATAGGAGCCGCACAATGAGCAAGCGCAACCGCACGACCGAGCAAGCCACCCAACCGATCGACGCGCCGGTTCAGCCGATCGAGCAACCGACCGAACAGGTCGCCGCCCCGATTCCCAGCCGGTCGATCGTCCCGGTTGAGTACCGCAAGGCGATGGCCGCCGCTTCGAAGGCCGACCCGGTTCGGTCCGCCGCGAAGACCGCCCGGGGCAACGCGGTGGTCGACAACGGGGATCCCGTTGCCGCCCGCCTCCGGGGTCAGCCGCTTGACGCGACCTGGGCGTTGGCGACCGAGGCGATGGGCGAATCGACCGTCCAGCTGCTGAAGGTCCGCTACGAGAAGCTGAACGTGGGCCAGATCCGGATGAACGTCGGCAACCGGATCCGGGCGATGATCAAGGACGGTACCTTCGTCCTGAAGTAACGAACCCCCGGGGCGGCGCGAGCCGCCCCGGTTCCCAACGAGCTAAGGAGATTGACATGACCAGGAAATACGCCGTAGCGTTGGTTTGGGCCGAAGCAGGCGACCCGATCCCGACCGTCGAGTTCGTGGAAGCAAATTCGCCCAAGGAGGCAGCCGAAGCAGCGATTTCGGTCTACGAACCGACCAGCGATTGGGACGTTGATAAGTGGGACGCGAAGCCGATCCCGCCCGAACAACCCGACCCGATGTCGTTCAAGATCGAAGAAGTCGGCGTGTACTTGACCGTCAAGGAGATCGAGTGATGCCCCAGTTCACTGCGGTCCTGTTCGTAACGATCAACGCCGATTTCCCGACTCAGGAGGCGTTCGAAGCCAAGATCGGGGACATCCTGGAAACCGAACAGAACAACTGGGACAGCAACCCGTTTGATCTGGACAACAGCAAGGTTTCCATCCAAGTGCAAATCGCCTAAGTCAACCGCAGTTCGTAGTCCAGCGCCCGGGGGCAGTTGACCCGGGCGCATCTGTATTCGTCAGTTGACTTTGGTTCGTGGGTTGACTTGTCACGGGGCGTTGACTTGCGTCCGCTTTACGTCAGGCACTCGGCCCACCAAAGCAGGTCAACCGACCGAATCCGGCACTTACTGCCCCGATTGACATTCCTCTCCTCGTACGTGCACGTATACCACGTAGACGCACGGGGATGTCGGTCGTCGGAGACAGTTTATATAGATAGTTCCCCGGACAGCACGCATACTTGCAGACCGTAGCGGCGTAGCGGCGTAGCGGGGGGTCAGCCTGTCGCCGACGACAGACACCGCCGATATCCCCCCTATCCGGCCATATTTCACTGACCTGCCTTCCATTGCTTCGTCTCGCCATGGGTCTTGCGTGCTGACCCCGGGCGTGGACGCGGCCTATCGGGTTAGTGATCACTAACTGGGTTTCGCATCCCCTTCGTGTCCAGGCGGTAGACTGGTCTGTCTTTGTGTAGCGCTACACGCCAATCTTGGACGCAACATCTAGTCGTCTCTGACCCTATATCAGCCCTTCCTCTCACTGGAACTACGACGCTACACCCAAATGTCAAGCATGGAGCAATAGATCTTGTGCCGTCGGCCCCGGTGTGTTATAATAAGCGCGTGGTGGGGAGTGCCCACCCACAAAAGGAGATAAACGATGCGCCGCTCGTTCAAGATTCAAATAGAGTTTCCCCCGGGCTATAACCCCGAACTCGCGCTCAACACGCTGCAGGGGTATGTCTTCGACTTTCCAGTGCCTGGGGTTGATGATCAAGTGGTCGCCTGTGAAGTGCGCTTTGTCAAGATCCTCTCCCCGCAGTTCCCGGGGTGATGCTAATGAACAAGGAATCGACGACTACGACGGTAATCCTTGATTACCTGAGGCACGTTGATGACTTCAAAACAACCGGGGAAGTGACGCGTTACACGGCGCGTCTTTACCCCGGGACACCGTTCGCCATCGTGCACAACCGAGTACAAGCTGGCCTTCATCACCTGAAGCACCGCAATGCTGTGGACTTCATGCGGTGCGACGGTAGGCTTTTCTGGTATGCGCGCCCAATTGGCGATGACAACAGGACCCGTCAAGTTACCGAGCGAGTGCCTGAGTCAAAGCCCCGCAAAACCCACTCCCGTAAGAAACGCGACCCGTTGACACGTGATGAGCAATACCGGGGCATCCTCGACATCAAAGGAGATAAACGTGGCTAGAGCTTTCCCGCAAGTAACACTCGAAGGATTCGTTGACACGTACGGGCTTGCACGCGTGATCCGCGAGCTTTCAACGATATGTGACGTCAAGGCGGAACACATCCTCACGAACTGGCAGGACGAGAATAACGCAAAGACGTGGACGCGTTCGGGTGCCGATCTGGCAACCCTGGCCAACAAGATCGCGGCGAGGCGGCAATGACAAAAATCCTGGACCCGACGGTTTATAGGGCAATCGTGATCTGCAACGCCCTTACGCTGTATGCAAAAACGGGCATCAAGGCGAACACCGCGTACACGCCAACAGCAATGATGCGTGCCGCCACAGAAATCACGGGCAAGAAGTTCAAGGCCCGGGCGTACATGGAAGCAGCCGCCGCGCTGCGCGAATGGACCAAGGAGCAGTGTAAATGATCATGACAATGTTCTACGTTGATGATTTCGGCGGCCACGAAGAAAAGATCGTGGTGGACTTCCCACCCGAACACTTCCAACCCATGCTCGTGCCGCAGGTTTTGCTGCGTAAATGGCTCGAGGAAAGCCTCGGGGACGATGGGTCTGGCAACATCGATGATTGCATGACAACGCACACGATTGACGCGGTGGTCCATGCAAGCCCGCATACTTGCGTGCTGGTTGGCACGTACGAAGAAATGGCCCGCGTGCACTGGTCCCTGTTCGTCACACTCAACAAGCTGCCGTAATGTTCAACGCCGAGTACGAGAAGCGCAAGAATGCTTATTATCGGGCGCTTCTCGACTCGATTTCGCTCGCGAAACACATTCACAACATCGACCCCTTCCCGACACCTTTTATGGAGTCAACAATGACATTCGCCCTAAGCCGTAGTGAAATGATCGTCCGCATCCGGATGCTCGAAGAGGAAAACAATCGTCTCAATACGAGCCTTGGCGAGCACGAGGGAATCATCCGGGACTTGAGGCACGAGCTGAAGTGCCAGGACGAGCTGCTTGGCAAGAATATGGTCTTGAAAGGCGAGTTGATCGCGGCCAACGAGCGCCAGATGAAGACCATCAACATTCTGCGCGAGGAACTCCGCCTTGCCCGCATGGACCAGGAAATGGCCACGGATGCGCCAGCCGCCGTTGACGATGCGTTCAAGGAGCCGGTTGCCCACCCCACCACGCACTTGCGGTTCGTAAACGGGCGTCTGCAGCAACTGTGGCAAGATGACCGGGGCAACGAACAGTGGGAAATGGTCGAATCATGCATGACGTAGCGTGGTTCTGGATATTCGTAATATGGGTGGTCGGGTTCGGCACTTGGGGATTCGGCCTGTTGTGTGAACTGATTGACTGGTGGAGCGCCAAATGCGCAAGGAACCGATCGGCATCGACGAAGTAATACACGCCCTGCTTGGGCAAAAGGAAACGCGTGAAGATATGCTGCGCCGCGTCTATTCGGACCTGTTGCACGCACAGGTTGAGCGCGCAGTTGGCGACATGTTCGGGGAGCGCACAAAGTCGCCCGGGTATGGCGATCTCAAAGTGCGGGAGGCGCACGCATTCGAGGAGGAAATCGACTCGGCTGTGCACGCGTACGTTGACGGTAACGGATTCTTCGAATGGTTCGGCAAGCACGAGTTCCACATCGAGGAGATCCGCAAGTTCACGACTGACCAAGCAATCCGGGTGACACAGGCAACCCTGGAAGACGCGAGCACCAAGCCCGGGAAAATGGCACGCGCAGCAAACGACGAGCTTGTGGAATTCGCACACGAGCAAGCTGTTGAAATCGTCGAGGATGTCGTAAATGAGATGGGCATTCTGTCGTTGATCCGTAGGAGGTCGAGTGAGCAATGAACGTCTGGTAACACTGATCTGGGACGAGGAAATCGTCACGGGTCCCAAACAGGGGGAAAAGACCACGGTCCGCCACCCCGGCTGCTTTATGGTACTTGCTGAAGTCGCGTGCATGAAGCAGAACCTGTCAACCACCAACAGCAAAGGAGAGCCTATCGTCGCGTCCAACTTTCGGATCGAGCAATGAGAAAGCTGCGCTGTTTACTGGGCTGGCACGGGCCGTATTACACATCTAACATCAAATGTATCGGACGGTATTCCAGGGCATTCAAGCACGGGATGCGCGTTTGCCCGTTTTGCCAAACCCAGTGGCGCAATTACGGCACGCTTGACCAGTGGCGTGTTATTCCACCGGACATAAGAGACATTGACTGGATGAAGAATCAATAGATCTTGTGCCCTGTCGCGCCCTGTGGTATAATCGGGGTGTGGTGGGGCACTCCCGCCGCAATGACGAACTTCCGACAAGGAGATTTAACGATGAAGACCGGTGACAAGGTGATGTACAACGAAAAGGCCGCAACTGTCGTGGCCGTCAAGGGCAAGTTCATCTCGATCCAAGCGGGCAACAAGGAACTGACCGTGGATCAAGCTGTTCTGACCGAAATTCCGGCGGACACGCCGATCAACAAACTCGGAAAGGTAGGGATAGGCTCCGTGATTCCCAAGGACGCACGCGCACGTTACATCGTGCACAAGAATGTCAAGACCGCCGGCGGAAAGTCGCCGTCCATCGACAACAACGATGATGTCGCAACGATCCTGCGCGGTGTCAGCATCGAAGACGCCTACGGAATCGCCGTCAAGCAGCTGAAGGACAAGGGCGTCGAAACGTCGGTCGAGGCGCTCAAGGCCAAGTACTCGAAGCTGAACGTCGGCATGCAGCGCATGAACATGGGCAACCTGATCCGGGGCGCGGGCAAGGAGCTGATCGCGAAGATGAAGAAGGACGAGGCGAAGGCTAAGCGCGACGAAGCTGCCGCCGCTGCCAAGGACGCGAAGGCGGAAGCAAAGGCCGCACCGGCCCCCGCGAAGCCCGCCCCCAAGGCGAAGCCCGCTGCGTCGAAGCAAGCGACTGCCTAAACAGCAGTCGGTAGCGTGAAGGGGCTGCCAACGCGGCCCCTTTGCGATACACCCCAAGGAGATTAACAGTGGTAAATCAGGCGGTTCGTGCTACGCTGGCCGGAATCTGCGTAGCGTTGTTCACGTTCTACGATCAGTTCCCGCACTTCATCAACGCCTGTGCGTGGACGGTCGCGGTAGCAATCGTAGCGTTTCTATGTAGCCTAAGGAGAGATCAATGAGCTTTGTGGAAAAGGACTACACGGTCCGCACGTTTCTGGAGTACGCGGGCGAAATGTTGGGCGAAATCCACACGGAGTGGGAGCGCAAGTACGGTTCCCTCGACGAGGATTACCCCACGGCAGGGCAGGAACAGACGGCAGCTGTGAATGCGGCGCATTGCGCCATCGAGGACCTGGATTTCGACGACGAATTCTACGACACCAAGCTCGAATTCGCGCAGATTCACGGCATCGCCCGCATCAAGCAGTTGTCGAATGTCAAGAACGGACTTGAAGTGCTCAGAGGCGTCGTGGAACAGCTGGTGGCGTCGGGGCATTTCGATGATCCAAGCGAGCACCAGACCGCCGAGCAGAATTTCGAACGGCTCGACAAGGCATACACCCAACTCGACAGCATCTAAAAGGAGATCAAAATGATCATCGAACGCAAGTCTCCCCTCACGGGTGAGATCAACAAAATGGACATCCCGCTCACGGATGCCGAAATCGCGGAACTGAACAGCGCCAACCGTCGCTCCATCCAGGACGTTCTCCCCAATTGCACTCCCGATCAGCGCGAGTTCATCATGACGGGCTTCACCCCGGAGGACTGGAAAAAGATGTTCTCGGATGCTCACGACCCGATGGAGTAGGGGTCCGGAGGGGCACCCCGGAGGGCACGGGTACTATGCGCGGCCCCCGGGGTGTGCTATAATAGAGGGTCCGGTACGCCCCACCGGCCCAAATGGGGCTAGGAACCACCAATGAGATTAATCAAGGTTGACATATGCCCAAACTGTCCCTACTCCACTCTGATGCAACTGAAGACGCCGTTCTGCAAAGCAGAGTCCAGGAAGCTCGAATCGCTGATCTGGCCTCAAATCCCCGAGTGGTGCCCGCTTCCCCACGCCCCACCAGAAAATGGGCGTACGCGGAAGCCGCGAGCCACAACAATAGCACCGCCTTCCGTCGTCGACAAGTCCAAAGGATGAAAGATGCCGGTTGGCCAACTCGACGTTGAGCGCTTCGCAGCGCTATTCGACGGGAATGAACGATCGCACGGAATCTGGAACCCACGTAATGGGAGGATGCACACAGACCCCAAACAAGCAGCACTGATCGATTACGAGGAGCACGTAAATGGTAAACGCGGGCTTGGTATCGTCCCGATTCGGGATGACGGTCGTTGCATGTTTGGCGCTATTGATATTGATAATCATGGCAGCAAAGTTGATCTCCCTATCGAGGAGGCCGAAGCCGCCCGTGAAAGAAATCGGCTCCCTATTGTTCTGTGCCGCTCTAAGTCTGGGGGTATTCATGGGTACCTCTTTCTCACTAGTCCTACTCCTGCAACGCTAGTTCGCACCAAGCTCACCCAATACGCGCAGGCACTTGGGTACCCAAATGCCGAGATCTTCCCGAAACAGGGCAAGGTTGGACAGGACGCGGACGGGAAACAACTCTTTGGTAACTGGATCAATCTGCCGTATTACGACGCAGAGGCATCAACACGCTACTCGGTCGACAAAGAGGGCGAACGGCTCAGCTTCACGGAGTTCCTGGATCTGGCCGAATCGCGCCTCACGCCTGAGGAGGCTCTGTCGGGGGTCCTCGGGACCCATCCGGAGGCCCCACCGTGCATCCAGAGGCTCATGGACGAGGGCATAGATAGCGGGGTTCGGAATGAGGGGCTATACAATGTCGTGGTCTACTTCCGCAAGGCGTTTCCGGATGACTATCGAGACAGGGCATTCGACGCTAATAACCAATTCGTTAACCCGCCTTTACCAATGGTTGAAGCAAGGCGGACTGTCGCCTCAGCGGGCCGCCGCGATTATAAATATAAGTGTGATGAAGAGCCGATCAAATCCAGGTGCAATCGTGCAGTATGTTTGCAGCGACGATTTGGAGTTGGATCAACCGATCAACATGACGGTAAACAAGCCAACTCCGCGCTCCCCGCCTTCACAGAGTTGACCAAGTTCCTGACCGAGCCGATTCGGTGGTCGGTAAAGATGGACGGAGTGGTGGTTGATAACCTCGAAACAGAGGATATCTTGCGGTACAGCCGGATGGAGCGTATAATAATTGAGAGATTGGGGCGCGGTGCGCCAATGATCAAGGAGCGGGACTGGAGGGAGATTCTCAACGTACTGTTGGATGGCCACAAAGTCGAGGCCGTCCCGGATGACGCAAGTACCCCGGGCATCATGCGGGCGCGGCTGGTGGAATTCGTGAAGAAAGCAGCGTTTACGGGCGGGATGGATGAATTCGATGACGACCGGTCGGTCCTATTGCGCGGACTTCCGATTCTGTACCGAGTGCCCGAAGGCACCAGTACCCGGGAGTACGTGGCATTCCGTGGCCAGGACTTCATCGACCACCTGCGCCGCACAAAGTCGGAGGATATTCGCGGAACGAACCTATGGTTCGCCATCCGGGGGCTTGGCATCGAGCAGCACAATATCCGCGTCGGCACGCAAGTGCTCAAGGCGTGGTGTATCCCGATGAATGAAGAATGGCGACAAGCCATCAAGCCTGCGATATTTGGGAGGGAATTTTAAATGAGCGAAGACGAGTTCCAGGAAGACGCCGACGCCATGCGATTCGAGGCGGGGTTGCAGAATTTTGGGCAGCACATTCTCCGTATCCTGGATTCGGAGGACAAGCCCATCAAGATGCCTCTGTTCATCAACTGGTTAGCCGAAACACTGGCGAACCTTCTAGCGCAACGTTACAGAGAGGAGGATGTTGAGAATCTACTGGCGCAGTTTAACTGCGAGGTAATCCGGATGGAAGAAACTGTCCGAGAACTGGTAAAACAGCGGCGTAACGACGCGATCAGCCGCGCACTCCACGAATCCGTCAATAAGGCGAAACACTAATGTACGCAGAAAACGCAAACCTGACTCTAGATTACAGCGATCGCACCAACCGATTCCACTTTTCGTGTCCGCCGTGGATGAATGATCTGGCCCGGGCGATACCCAACAGAAGGTGGTCGAACAAGGAAAAGGTCTGGACCGCCCCCGCGTTGCGTGCCAACGCTCGCTATTTCCAGGACTTGCGGGGCGTCAAGATCACCGAGGCGGCGCTCGAAAAGATCAAAGAGTGTCAAGCAGCGGCGCACCGCGTCAAGAACATGTTCCCGCCGTGGTACCAGTTTAAGACGAAGCCGCGCCCGTACCAGTTGAAAGCACTGAACAAGACGTACGGGAACAAGGTTGGTGGGTTCATCATGGGGATGGGCACCGGCAAGACAAAAACGTATATCGACCTTGCCTGTGCAATGCGGATCGAAAATCTGATAGACCGCACGTTGGTGGTCTGCCCCATGTCAATCCGGAACGAGTGGAAAGGGCAGCTGGAGTTGCACGCCTCGGTCCCGGTTGATGCGCACTTCCTGGACACGAGCAAGGAGTGGGATTTCGACCGGTGGCTCGACCGGAAACACGACTACAAGTGGCTGGTCGTCGCCGTTGAGTCCCTGAGCGTAGGCAAAGCGGCCCGCCTCTGCGAGCAATTCCTACTCGGGTCCACCAAGTGCTCGATGGTGATTGACGAGTCTACCAAGATCAAGAATCACGAGTCCAAGCGGAACGAGGCGTGCATGTTGTTGGCGACCCGGGCTGAGTACAGGCACATTCTCACCGGCACCCCGCTCGCAAATGGACCGATGGACTATTACGCACAATTCGAGTTTCTCGACACCCAAATCATCGGGGTCGGGGACTATTACAGCTTCCGCAACTTGTACGCCGTAATGGGCGGGTACGAGGGCAAACAGATCGTCGGGTACACCAAGCTCGAGGAATTGGCGGCCATCATCGAGCCGTTCATCTACGAGGTCAGCAAAGAGGAGGCGCTGCCCGACCTGCCACCAAAGACCTATCAGCAACGGTTCGTCCAGTTGACCGCCGAGCAGAAGGAACTCTACACCCGGGTGCGCAAGCTGCCTCTGGTCAAGACCCCGCAGGGCGAAATCGAGCTGCAAAACGTGATGGTCCGCACGTTGCGCCTATCGGAGCTTACCAGTGGATTCTACACGGAAGCGGTTAGTGAAGACGGCGGTGAGCCGGAGTTTGTCAAACAGTGGTTCCCCAAAAGCCCCAAGTTGGTCGAGCTACTCGATGTACTTGAAGAAGCGGGCGACAAGCCAACCATCATCTGGACCCGATTCAAGCCAGAACTCAAGCTCATCAAAGATGCCCTCCGAGAGCGTTATGGAAATGACAAATTTGTTGAGTATTCGGGCGACGTCTCTGAGGATGATCGTGCAATCAACAAACAGCGATACCTGTCCGGGGATGCTCAATTCTTCGTGGCAACGCCGCAATCCGGGGGGATGGGCCTCAATCTGCAAGTGACCGAGCTAGAAGTCTTCATGTCAAATAGCTACAACTACCTGGAGCGAGTGCAAGCCGAGGATCGGGGGCACCGAATGGGCACCACCAAGCCAGTGCTCATCGTCGACATTCTTGCGGAGGGAACCGTAAACGAGCACGAGCTAAAGGCGCTGCAGAACAAGCACGGGGTCAGCGAGTACATGAGGGAACTGATCCGGTCGAAGCGAGTTTCGGAAGTCCTGTAAGAGCAATAGATCTTGTGCCCCGGTATGGGGTGTGCTATAATAGAGGATACGAGAGGATAGATGAAATGCCTAAAGTCTGGGTCACTCACGAAATCGAGGTTGACTACTCCGCCGCCGAGCAGTATGGCGAAGTGGAGGTCGTCACTTCCCGCGACATCAGTAGCCTTCCGGGCAGCCACATCAACAAGGAGCTGATGGCACAGATTCGCGATGCGATGCGCAAATACGACGAGGGCGACTACATCCTTTCCTCCGGGTCCCCGTACGTCAGCATGCTATGTTTATTCTGGGTCGGGCGGCACCGTCGCGCCGAAACCGTCCGCTTCCTGCGTTGGAGCAAACAGAATAAGAGGTACTTCCCAGTGACGGTTGATGTCCATACGGAGATTGCTGCATGAGTGAAATCATCAATGAGGAAATGAGCTACGTCCAGACCAAAGAAAAGGTCCGCGAGCAGTACAAGGACATGGACGTTCAACAGCTCGCTACAGAAATGGCCTCCTTGCAGGGACAAAAGGCCGTGATAGCGATGCAACTGGCCGGCGTCAATGCGATACTGGACGTTATCCGTTTCGATCTGATCCCGGAAAAAATGGATGACGAAGGGATCGAGCGGGCCACTTACGAAGGGATCGGCACTTTGTACCTGACGTCTGGGGTGCGTGCGTCGATTGTACCGACAGCAAAACCGGACGCGTATCAATGGCTAGATGACAACGGCCATGGTGGATTGATCACGCAAACCGTGAACGCACAGAGCTTAGCCTCCGCTTGCAAGGCGATGTTGAAGAAGGGGGAGGCAATCCCGGAGAACCTGTTCAAGGTGACTCCATTCACGCAGGCCGTCATCAAATCCGCATAGGAGCAATCATGTCCCGCAAACGCTACGATCAAGTCGAAGGCACGACCGAGCCGGTCGAAGGCGAAACGCCCGAGGCGCAGGAAGCACCGATCCTGACAGCCCAGGAAGTCGTCGACAAGATGGACAACATGCGCAAGGTCTACCCGGTTCTCAACGGCGACCTGTACGAAATCGCGCGCTACGTTCAGAGCGTCGACCCGAGCGTCGTCATTCCCGGAACGGAAGAACCGGCGCCTACCGCAACTCTCGGTGGCAAGGCCGTCGAACCGGAGAAAGAAGCAATCGAATAGGCCACCGTCCGGTGGTCTGCAACAGCCGGTAATCCGGCACCCAAAGGAGAAGTGAAACATGGCAACGAAAAAGACGCAACTGGCAACGGTCCCCGCAGCGCAGGATGACGGTGGATTCATGACGGAACGCCCGGAGTACCTCAAGGACCAACCGGGGAACAGAGGGTCGGAGGGCGTCCAGTCCGCCGACTTGATCATCCCCCGGTTGGAGCTGGTGCAATCGACCTCGCCGGTCCGCGATGAAACGGACCCCGCGTGGATCGAAGGTGCCACCGATGGCGACCTGTACAACACCGTTTCCCGACAGCTGTACGGAAAGCAGGCGTTTGTCGTGCCCGTGTATTACCGCAAGGAGTGGAACGTCTGGGCCAAACGCAAGAAGGGTGAAGGCCCGAAAGAGGACATCGGCGATTTCCAGGGGTCGTTCGCGACCGAGGAAGAGGCAGAAGCAAAGCGCGTAACCCTGCCCGAGGCTGATTGCTACGACGTCATCGAAACCCCCACCAACTTCTGTCTGTTGGTTACGGGTCCCGGTAAGTCGGAAGAGATCATCGTGTCGATGCCTCGCACGAAGTTCAAGGTCGCGAAGAAGTGGAATTCGCTGATTCGCATGGCGGAGGGTGACCGTTTCAGCCGCGTGTACAAGTTGGAACCGGCCCGTGAAGAAAACGCGCACGGGAAGTTCTTCAACTTTGCGGTGAGCATGGTCGGCTTCCCCTCCGAGGACCTGTTCCACAAGGCGGAAAAGCTGTACGCGATGATCAGCGCGGGCGATCTGAAGTTCCGCGCCGACGTTGACGAACCCATCAACAAGGGTGGCGATACCGAGTACTAGCCTGCTGAAGCACCCCGCCCTGGGAAACCGGGGCGGGTTAACGAGAGGAACGATGAAAGCCTACGCGATTTACGGACCCCCGGGGACCGGTAAGTCTCACAGCTTAATTGAGATTGCGAGCACCTTCGCGCCGGAAACCAAATACCAGTTTGTTTCTCACACGCGGGCCGCCGCACGAGAATTAGTCGGGCGGCTAGGAGATCCGGATAAAGGGTGCACCCTGCACTCGCTGTGTTACCGATTGACTGACGTCTCGCCCCGGTCTTTGATCGATCGCGAGAAGCTCGAGGAGTTCACACAGAAAACGGGGATTCGCACCACTGGGGGCGACATTGATGATGGTATCATTCCGGAGGGGGACGAATACCTGCAAGTCATCGACTACGCTCGCAACTCCTTGAAGCCGGTTGACCAGTGCTATGATGCAATGGGCCGCCCGGGGAACCACGCACGATTCACCAGCTTCCAGCAATCGTTCAAAAACTGGAAGGGCATGTACGGGTACGTCGATTTCACCGATATGTTGGAGCGGTACGTAAACCGCCCCCGCAACCCGAATCTTCACACACTGTTGATCGACGAAGCCCAGGACCTGTCGCCGCTACAGTGGAAGGTGGTAGAAGTGCTCAGCCAGTACCTGCAAGTAATCTATATTGCCGGTGACGACGACCAATCCATCTACGAATGGGGTGGGGCCGACCCCCAGGGAATGCCCCGATTTGAGGAGTTGCACAGTGCCCAACGAACCGTCCTCTCCCAATCCTTCCGTGTCCCCATTCGGGCACATGTTCTTGCTCAGTCAGTTATTCAACGGGTGCAAAGTCGGGTCGCGAAGTCTTATCTTCCTACCGACCAAACTGGCAGCATCATTAGAGTCGGAAGTATGGAGCAAATTGATATCGATGGGAGCGAACATATCACAGTGCTCGCAAGGGACAATTATAAGTTACGGGAAATTGAGCGGGGATTACAGTCCCGAAGAATCCCCTACCATGTTGGTGGAAATCGAGGCCCCCTTCGAACAAAGTACGGAAGAGCCATGCGAAGCTACCGAAAGGTTGAAGCAGGTGAGCAGCTTACTCCGCAAGAGATCAAGAACCTCTACGAAGGGACGGACCCCAAAGCGAAAAGCCTAGTCGTCAATCGCGACTGGGCCGGTCTGATCAAGCGGGGGTGGGTCGTGTCGATTCCCATGCCCACGCCACTGTTTGACTACTTCAACCACGTGGACCTGCTCAACGAGCCGAAGATCAAAATGTCCACGATCCACGCCGCCAAGGGAACCGAGGCTGAGAACATCCTCATTTACCTGGGCCGGTCGCAGCGAATCATCGAGGCAGAGGCGATTAACCCCGACCCGGAACACCGGCTGTTTTACGTCGCCGTCACGCGCACTTCCAATCGGCTGGCTATTGTGGATGGGTACGGAGGATACCGCCTGTAATAGTACTAGCGCCCCGGGTCCCGGTGTGGTATAATGGTGGTCGGAGGATAGATAATGAGATTTCCGTCGTTGAGTGGGCAGCTAGTCTTCGCCGATACCGAAACCACGGGCCTCAGCTGGATTGAGGATTCCACGTTCGGGGTGTCGGTAAAGGTCGGGTTGGAGCAGCCCGCTGAGTATTACGACCTGCGAAAGACCCCACAGGCGATCGACTGGCTCAGGAACGAGCTGCCGTACGCCAAACGCTACATCAATCACAACGCGAAATTCGACTACCACTTCCTGCGGGAAGCCGGGGTTGACATGGACCGAGTGCCTGAGGTTGAGTGCACGATGGTCAACGCGGCGCTGATTGATGAACATAAGTACGAATATAACCTCGATGTCCTGTTGAAGGAGGCGGGGCTACCGGGGAAAGAGGACATCTGGAAGGAACTGGCCGCGATATTTGGCGGTGCGCCGACTTCCAAGGCACAGATCGGGAACCTATCACGCGCCCCGGTGGCGATCGCCGCAAAGTACGCCAATCGTGACGTTGACGGCACCGCGCAACTGTGGGCGTGGCAACAGGCAGAAATCACGCGGCAGGGCCTGGAGCGAATCGTGCACTTGGAGAGGCAAGTGCTCCCCGTCCTCGCTCGCATGGAATACCGGGGTGTCCGAGTCGACATCGAGAAAGCGGCCAGGGCAGTTATAAAATTCGACAAGTGGGCGATCGACCTGCAACAACAGATCAACCAGATCGCGGGCAGGGATCTGAACGTCAACAGCAGCAAACAGATCATCGAGGTCCTCAAGCCAGAGAGACGCGCGGACGGCGCGTGGGTTCTCCAGGGGGCTATAGTCATACCCGCCACAGAAGGCGGTGCCCCGTCCGTGGGCGCGGAGACCCTACGCCGACTACCCGGGGACCTACCCGCAGCCATCCTGCGGCTGCGCAAAGTGATCAAGACGAGGGATACTTTCCTCAAGGGGCACATTCTCGGGCACCATGTTGGGGGAGTCATCCATTGTAACTACAACCAAACGCGTGGCGACAACGAGCTTGGCACCGGTACCGGAAGGCTGAGCGTCAATGACCCCGCGCTTCAACAGATCCACAAACGGGACCCGGAACTCGCGTCAGTCGTGCGGGCCTGTTTCCTGCCGGATAAAGGGCAGGCTTGGTGCAGCGCCGACTGGGACCAAAAGGAATTCCGGTGGTTCGCCCACTTCGCGAAGAATCCCACCATCCTGGAAATGTACCGGAAGGATCCCAATACCGACTTCCACGCCGCCGTAGCGGAATTAACCGGCCTACCACGCAGTAACACACCCGGGATCAAGGGCAACGCCAAGCAGATCAATCTCGGGTTGGTATTCGGGATGGGGATGGGTCGACTGGCACTTGAGATGGGACTTCCGTACGAGGAAAGACAGGGCCGCCGGGGCAAATCCTATCTCGTGCCCGGGGTCGAAGCGGAACAGGTCTTCGAGAAATACCACCGAGCGGTGCCGGGGGTGAAGCAGCTGTTGGCTGACGTTGACGCGGTTGCCTCCTCAAGGGGCTGGATCGAAACAGTCGGCGGGCGGCATATCCGGTTCCCACGGGGCGGCACCCATAAGGCAGCGGGCCTGTTATTCCAGGGGTCCAGTGCCGATTGCATGAAGCAGAAAATGGTGGAGCTAGACAAGGAATTTGCGGGAACGGATACGGAATTGCTCCTGTC